AATTTTAACCGGATAACTCGTCTTTTCTGTTCTTAACTTCATTTTTAAATCCCCATAATAGGCCCCCGAAATAATGACCGGGAAAGATCCGGGGAAGATCTTTGTCAGCGGCACCGCCTATCCCGATCAAATTTATACCTAAAAGTTAAATCCTATGTAAACGCGAGTGTCGCTGAATCCTCACCGACAGACCCGAGCGCAGTTACTTTAGCGCTCAGGCTAACGGTGGGCTTAGATGATGTCACGCTTGGGACTTCCAGCTCTGCGAATGGGAGCCTTAGCGTGAAGATGCTGCCCGCAACAGAGCCGACCGTGACGACCACGGCCTTGCTAACGTTGTTCAACCCATCATAAAACAGGCCCATGTCGTTTTCGCGGAATAACAAATCCACAGAGCCCGTGATACTGCGGGTGTCCTCGACGTAATCTGTAGGGTAGCCGCTGGTTGTGATCTCATCGACTTGGTAAACAGCAGGAGAGGAAATATCGAGAGATAAGGATTTGAGATTAGTAGCAACAGCATCAAAAGTGATGGCTGTATTTTTACTTTCGAGCGGGCTACCAACTGCGGTCAATGTTTCATCTAAATAACCAGCGATTACAGCCGCATTTGCACAAGTCACAGGCTCCGACATCGACAAGACATTGCCGGAAACCGATGAGATTGTGTACCCGGCCTTAGTATTGTTATCAGCGGCAATCCGTACCCGCCCGCCAGCGGTGAACTTTTGACCATCGACAACGGTGATTAGCCTGTTGCCGGTAATCGTCATTGCAACGTCATTAAGCAAAGTCTTTGTTAATCCGGGAGAAGCGATTACAAGGTCATTATCACCGTTTTCCGTCCACCCAGTAGCGACAAAATAAACAGTCGTATCACCAGCGAAGGTGACGGTATCCCCGGCCAAACAACTGCCCTCTCCGGTGTCAACATGGATTGTGGTATCACCTTCAGCATAATTTTCCGCATCGTCTACCAGGTACCCGGTTCCAGTCCCGTTTGCAGTTGCTGAAGCAGCAGAGCATGTACCGGCCCAACCCATTTGCATGAAGCCACCGGAAAACGTAATCATGCACGCACCCTTGTTGGTGAACTTTAGCGCGCCATTGTCACAGCAAGCACCAGTCCCAAAAAACAGTGTATGCCCCTTTTTGACCCACAGAGTGAACGACGGCTTAGTGGTCGCCTGTGAGTAAACTTCAGAAGTCCCTCCGATGTTTGTCCCGACACCCATCAACGACTCATAAAGGACATCCGCCATTGGAGCAGTCCCAGCGGCCCCAAAAGGCCGGATATAAGTCGGGATTGAAAACGTACCGGCCCCTACCTGATCCTGAAACCGGTCAAGGACATCCAGAGAGTTGACAATCTCTTCCGAGTTTGTGTAAGTCGGTTGCTGATTAATATCAACCGTACCCGCCCCAATAACCAACTCAGCAGCGGCCGTCGGATAAACAGCCGTCCCTTTTGTAGTTTCCTTGCAAACTAAACAAGTTTGTTCAATCGCTAATCCAACGGTATTCGTAGCCATGGTTCACCTCATAAATGGTTAATCGCGCATAAAAAAAGACCCACAAGTTTTCACTCATGAGCCTTCAGATTGCGCGTGGGTTATGTTCGTTTAGTTTAGGTTATTTTTCCTCAATCACAAAAAATGGGATTATCGTTTTATGGTGATAAGCTTGAAGCGCGGCATCAACGCCGACATCCTCGGTATATGGGAGCAATGTGCCATTTTCGCACACCACACCATCAATGTTCTTATGCCAGAATAATTCTTCAAGCTTGCCGCCATAAGCGCCGCCCTGCTGCACTCCGACCCCCAGCGGGGTAAAAATATTGATAATGAAAACCCCGTAACGCTCACCGGCGCCTTGGATCTCAATCGCAAAAATTTGCCCTGCTTTACAGTAGCACTCAATAAACGGCAAAGAGGGGGTTGTCCCGGAGTTCACCAGCCTGATACCGGTATAAGTCCAGTTGGCCGCCAAGTAGTCAGCCACGGCTTTCTCGATTGCATAAGGGGTCATTAAGTAAGCACCGATTGAGTTGCTAACGCGGCCCGGAAGTGAGCCTCAAATTCTGCCAGGCTGATTGCCACCATGCCTGTGGTGGCCTGGTCTGATGCCCCATCTTCGAGATCCGAAATGTAATCTAAATTGTTGTAGATCACGATTTGATCATCGTTAACGTTAAAACTAAAAATGCCGTCTGTGGCATCACCCACCATCTGCACAATACCATTATCGCCATACTCACCAGGGGGCAAAACTGCGTCGGAGTGTTCAACCCCAATGCCCCAACTGCCTTTTGCTCTGCCAGTATCAACCGGAGTCCTTTTCACGATCTGTGCATAAAGATCGAAACAGGCTTTTTTAATGACGGCGACCACACTCCCGTCAACCTCGGTACAAAGTTCCATCAACGCGGCAGAAAACCCGGCGGCTGAGATATGAATTGTATCATCCACGGATTTGCACCTCATAGATCAATGCAACATTGCCTGGATCTACAATCTTGACGCTCACGACGCTGACTTCTGTGGTGCCTATCACAATCACGTTGTCAGTCGTCACCGAGCCCAAGCCGTATGCTGGGAATAATAGGCGGGTGTCGCCCGACTGTATAATGGTGCCGTCAATCTGTTTAATGTCGTACTGCTTTTTAAGCCCGAAAGTGTCAATGTCACTGGCTGCTGTAGCGCCGTCATAAACCAAAGTATCAGGATTAAAAGTTCCAGGAACCCCCGGCACCCTAACTGTGACTTGAAAGCCATCTTCAACAAAATCATTGTAAATGCTTAACTGCTCTGCTCCCCAATTCTCCGCCATTATCCACGCACCAAAGTAATTCCAGAACTATTCAAGATATAAATCCTCAATAAAGAGTTCAGTTCGTTGAAAACAGTTTTCGGCGTTGCTCCGCTGCGGTATTCTTTTATAATGACATTGGCGATATTCTTTTTTACCAAGTAATCGTTTTTTGTCAGCGATGGTTGCAACACACCGGGGCTAACAAGTTCAGCCAGTGCACCAACTATCTGAGCACTCTTCACATCGTCTGGGAGTTCAGTATCAAAGACATCTTCTTTCCAACTCAACCCGCGCAAATAATCCCATGATCTTTGCAGCGCGATAGTTTTAACCGCATCTGTGCCAGTCCATGTGTCATTGCCTCGTGCCGCATGATATGTGTCGGCTTCACCCGTGGTGGCCTGATCCCAGTCATCAATTGTGCTGTCTGGATAACTCAGCTCTTTCCAAGTCGTCATCGGTTATTCCTTGGTTTTCCGTTTCGGGCCAGGTTTAACTCTAGGCTCTGTTTTTACTTCTGGCGCAGGCTCTACCTTTTCGTCAAGACATGGCGCAGGCTCTACCTTTTCAACTTCTGGTGTCGGTTGGGTCAGACTCCAACCACCTGACTTGATATATTCCTTTGCATCTACGCCCTCAACAGAACACGACTCACCAGTTTTTAAATTATAGACTTCTACTTTCATGACCATCCTCCACAAATAATGGCCTGGGCACAATCAAACACCCAGGCCATTATTATATAATTTTATTACATATCAACTATTAATTACTCTGCATCAAGTATCAAAGTTGTGACACTCAGCCCGCCAGTTTCAGTTGTCCCGGTTCCGGCTGTTGCCGTAATGATCAAGGCTTTGTTTGCTGTCAGCGTTCCAGCAAACGTAAACACAGCACCTGCGGCAGCGTCAGTAAAAACATTAGTAGCCGCGAACTTAGTCAGTGAATCAGTCTCACCAATCGAAAAAGTCGGCTGAGCGTCATCACCATTAGCAAAAACTTCATCAATGATAACCATACCGATAACAACCCGTGCATCAGTATCTGAGACATTAAGCGTTTGGGCCCCGGTAGTTGCCGTAACATATGATGCGGAATTACCGAGACCAGCGGTTAACAACGACGCCACACCAGCACCATTAGCCAGCATGCCAGATTCAACCGACGCGGCAGCAATAGTGGTAGCCATAGCCGTTGATGTTACATCACCAGTAAGACTGCCGGTAAACGTTGCAGAAGTACCAGAACAACTTCCGGTTGTATCCGCCGTGATTGTCCCTGCTGTAAAGTTACCCGACACATCACGCATAACGATTGCGCCGACGGTATTGTCAGAGTCTATGACACGCCGCCCAATCTTCCGGACGCCTGTTGCGGGCTCTGAATAGGTTTCTGTATACGTTGTCGCCAATACAGGCCCGGCAAACATTAGGCATGCAGCGATAAGCAATAAAAGCTTTTTCATAGTTTATCTCCAACTGGTTAATAAAAAGCCCGGCAAGATATCACCGGGCTCAATCAAGTTACTAAATCGGCACGCAGTAAGCTGCGAAATTGATCCCGTCAGATGCAAACGTGCCAGCGATTACAGTATAAATCCTAATATAACGATAGTAAGTCAGGTCGTTTTCGTTGTCGAAATAAATCTTATAACGACCAATACCATCGTCCTTATCACAACCCGAAACTTTCAACTGCTTTGCACCAAGATTCAACATAGCCAAATCAACGATACCAGCGGCAGTAAATGCCGTAGTGTTTGACCCTTGAACGATAATGGTGTAAGTTTCATCACCAGTGTCAATCTCTAGCGCTGACACATCAAGAAACATACAGCCTTTAAACATCCCGGTACCAACATCAACGTATTTAGCAACAGCATCAACAGTAG